AAGAGCAAGCAGAACGTATTGCAAAGTTAATGGACATATCGCTCCAAAAACGATTCGCTAAAGCTCAAGAGGAAGCGGCGGCATCCATTGCAAAAACAATTCTAGGAGGCATCAAGCCAGAATCAAATAGAGGATTCGTAGCATTGATCCAAGCAATCCGCGCCCAAATTTTAAACCCCGGCAGTAATGTTGCAAAGGAGTTTGGCAAATCACTGGGATGGAAGGGATTCACATCAGAGCAACTGAAAGCTCTGAATGAATTGGATTCCAAGATAAACGATGAAACCATCACTGATGCAGAACGGGCAGTAGCACTTGAGGGAATCAAAAAGATCATTGATAAAGTTGCCTTACCACAAAGGGTTCGTGATTCACTTTCAGCGTTCTATATTGGTCAAGCACTTGGTAGATTTACTACTGCAACAGTACAGGTTATTGATCCTATCTTTTTTTCTGCATGGGATGCAGCTGTTGCGAGCGCACGAAATGTAACAAGCCCATCGCAAGTCATGCAAATATGGGGAAATTTTGGTTCCTCCCTAATAAATGCTGCAAAAGAATTTGCTTTTTCATTCAAGAATGATGTTACCAGAAGTGGTAGATTGGTTGATTACCTTGAGACTCAAGACAGAAAACTAAAGCGTCTTAATAATGACGCTAATAACTTGTGGAAAAATGGTCAGTATAAACAAGCTATTAAGAAATATCTTTTTGGTTATCCCGAAATAACATCCAGAGTTTTGAAGGCACTCGATGACGCTTCATTCTCTCTTCTACAGCAGAATGCTTTGAATCAATACATGATTTCAGCGATGAACATGGCTAAGATTCCCAAGAGCAAACAGCTTGGTGCTTTAAGAATGATAGCTCAAGCGAGGCAGATGGACATTGCTAACATGATGGCTGATGGAATCAGCAAGAATGACGCTACTATCTACGCTAATGAGCGGATGAAGGCTGAAATTTCAAGGGTCATGTCTGGATTGAACCTTAATTCTAATGAGATTATTGATTCTGCTATCAACGATTCATTATCTCGTATTGGTAAGACGAGATTCACAGAACAACTATCAACCGAGTCTGAAACAAAAGATAAGGGAACATTATCTTATCCTTTTATCAAGGTGTATGAATTGATTTCTCAAGCGACCTCTGGTGTAAAAGGAACGGAGGGTGAAGTTATGCGTGTCTTCCAAAGAATGTTCTTGGGATTCCCATTGATTGTGGCGCGAGTAGCAAATGTTGCTTATGGTTACACTCCGCTTTCGCTTTATCGTCACCTTATAACAGGCAGATACCCTCTTACCTACGGAACAGCAATCCAAAGAAGGAAGCGTTTGGTAGAACAATTAACTGGACTTGCTGTGCTTGCTCCTCTTTTATTTTTGCGGTCAATGTCATTTGATGATGACGAAGAAAAACCAGTAAGAATTGTTTTTACAGGGTTCGGCCCAGTTAAATCGAAAGACCCAGAGACATACAACCAGTGGCATAAGAAACACAATCCGGGTTCGATTGAATTATTTATCGGTGATACTAAATATGCTATCGACTCGAAATCAGCCGGGCCATTAAAACCTATGATTGAAATCTTGGGTGCTATTGATGACTGGCAAGTTAGAAGTTACCAAGACAAAGTAAAAATAAAGAAAAGCGATCTAACAAATGCACAAGAAAACGCAGGGTTACTTTCAACGCTCAGTCAAATTGCTGGTTCATTTGCGTTGACTGCTGCAAGGCGCGGCCCAGCTACTGGATTGATGCAGGGATTGATTGACTTCCGTAGATACCCAGATGATCCAATTGCAGCCATAGCGCAAGAAGCCTCATTTTCTTTAATTCCATTCGTTCCAGTGGTAGGTTATGGCGCGACCAAAAACTTCTCGGACTTTTTATCTGATCCGATAGATACAAGAACCAAAGAAGGTGCGATCTTAAACAACATCCCAATCGTTGGCCCTATGTTTGGTAAGCCAGCAATCAATGCCTTTGGTCAACCACTAGGTGATGTTCAAATCTCAGAGAAGATAAAGAAGTCAATCGGAATCCCAGTCACAGTTGTTTCTGTAGGCACAGAGGATGAGCAAAAGCTAACTAAAATCACACTCAAAAATGGTGATGGGCCACAACCATTGAATAGGGGTGAGTTCGATAAGAAACTAGGTAGTCCATTAACTGATGAGGAGTGGAGAACAGCCACTGAGACGTATGCTAGAGAAAATAGGAAAACAGTTTTGACTGACTACAAATTTCTCAATGACCTCGATCCAGAAACTTACAGGACAGCAATATCACAAATAAGCACAAGCTCCAAGAACGAAGCATTGTTCACTATTGATAAACAAAGAAAGAAATAGATTGACATCTGAGAACGTAGATGTAATCTAGTTCCGCAGCTTGTTGCTGTTTTCATTCGTGTTCATTCATTAGGTGGCGCACCTTAGAGAAATCTGGGGTGCGCTTCTTTTTTATCGTTACCGATAATTTCTGAAAATAATCTATTGACACTAGAATTATCCTATGTAGATTTGCCCTTGTGCGCGGCACAACACCCGTCCACAAAAAACTAATGAAAGACAAACCAACAACAACAGAAGTAGAAGTGAAAACAGAAGTAAAAACAGAATCAACTCCAGTAGTAGATTCAGCACTCAAGCGTGAGATTTATCTTCGTTTGATTTCAGCATCAGCGGCGGACGGAAAGTTCGACCTCGGCAAGCTCCCGAATGCAAAGGCAGTAGTTAATCAGGGAGATCACCTTCGTGGCGTAGCCGAACTGCTGACCCAGTGCCTCAAATGATCGAACGAGACTGGGACGAAACGGACGTATCGGGAGAAGTAGAAGAAGCAAGGCACGAAGCATTCATTCATACTTGCGCTATGCGTGACATGGATCAAGGCATCGACCCCAACTTATTTACTGATGACGATAACGAATAATCACGGGCTACCCGCCCCAATGTATAGAGCATTGTCGCACGATGGGTATATGGCTGGCACAAGACAAGCCAATATCTCGGTGACAAGTTTAATCGGGCCACCGAAAATCAACCAACTCAAGAAGCGTTACTCTGAGCAGATCGTAGAAGACGCAGCAGACAGAGTGTGGGCGTTACTCGGCCAGTCCGTACACAAAGTAGTCGAACTGGCTGGCGGTGAGACTGAGATGACAGAGAAGCGTCTCTATATGGAGATCAATGACTGGACAATAACTGGTCAGACTGATCTCTACGAGACAGAGAACCATACCATCTCGGACTTCAAGGTGACATCGGTCTTCTCGTTTCTTCTTGGAACCAAGCAAGAATGGGAAGCACAGATCAATCTGAACGCTATGCTCTGGAGAGAGTACGGATACGAAGTCAAGAAAGGTCAGATCGCAGCTATCCTTCGGGACTGGCAAGCGAGTAAGGCTGAGTTTGACAAAGAGTATCCTCAATGTGCACTCCACATCGTTGACATTCCACTCTGGGATAATGAAGAAGTTATCCGCTACGCTACTGAGCGTGTTAAAATGCACCAAGCAGCGGCGGCAATGGCAGATGACCACATCCCGGCTTGTGATCCAAGTGAACGCTGGGCCAAAGCAGATACCTACGCCATCAAGAAGGATGGTAATAAGAGAGCAGCCAAAGTATGCGACACCAAGGAAGAAGCAGAGAACCTGCTACCTACTTATGGGCCGAAGCATTCGATAGAGAAACGAAACGGTGGAGATATGCGGTGTGAGCGTTACTGCTCAGTCGCTCCCTTCTGCCACTACTACCAAGCAAACTATAAAACTAATGAGTAATCAACTAGACGGAATCGAACAGAAAGACATCATCAAACGAGTGACTGGTAAGGTCACTAAATTGTGGGAACCTAAGACATTCAACGGCCCCAAGGGTGAGTTTGTCATCCAAGGCGGTGAGATTGAGATCGACGGACAGACCTATGGGTTGAAGTTCTTCAACAACAATCAAGAGCAGAGCATCAAGAACAACGTAGTCACGCTATCCTCAGTTCGCGGCAAGCATGGTATGACTGGAGTTACCTTGGAGCATGAGTCCTACGAAGGTAAGAATGGCAAGGTAGATCGTGACATCATCAAGGTTACGGCTACTGGTAAGATTGAGTTTGAGAGTGAAGAACCAGCCAGAGTTACCGCCAAAGTTATCGTTACCGATAATCCTACGGAGGCATTGGATAAGATCGTTGAGCTACACAAGTATGTAGATTCACTCGTCCGCCATGCATACAAGGGAGTGGAAGACGAAGAAACCCTGCGAGCCTACGTCTCGTCGGTTTTCATCGAAGCCAACCGCAAGGGAATCGCATTCAAGTCTGAGGTTAAGGCTGAACCCAAAGCGGAGCCAAAGGTAGTAGAACAAGAGCTAGACCCTGCTGACTGGGCATCTGCTGTAGTCCCTAGTGGCACACAGAAAGGTAAGAAGCTCGCGGAGATCGGTAAGCCAGCACTCACCAAAATCTATGAGTTCTACTTGGAGAAAGGGTTTAATTCCCCATTCGCTAAGTGTGTTGAGCAAGCCGCCGCCGACCTCGACCTAGACGCTCCATTCCCAGCAGACGACATCCCATACTAATCCCCCTCGGTTCCTCCCAGAACTAACCTTAACTAACACTAATGAAAAAAGAACTAGAACTATTCAGTCCAACACAAGAAGGAATCCTTGTATCAGTAACAACCTACCTCCGCCAAATGGTGGAGTTCGCCAAAACAGAATGGCGGGGGATTACTATTAACGAAACCCATATCAAGAAGGCATGGGCCAAGCTCCAGAAGAACGAGTACCTTGAAGATGACGCTCCAGATGAGATGCTGGAGATGTACGAGAAGATGTCCGCTGATTGGGATATGGCACTTGAAATGGAGGAAGAGAGGATCAACGCAGCTAACATTCCCGGAGTAGAAGAAGAACCAGAGAACGAATCCTTGGCCCTAGTGGAGAGCGTCAAACAAGGATTAGAATTATCTTCTTTCACTAAGAAGTTCGATATCGGCGTTGGGATGACCCAATGCGTACCCCGTGGTAAGGTAGAGATGAAAGACTGGGTGGCAGCGTTTGCCTTCGGTCTTACTTTAGAATCAGGCGCACAATGGATCATCGGTGATGCGGTGGTGGCATTGGATAACGCCGGACATGATGATGTAGTGAACCAACTTTGCGCTAACTTTAAGAAGAGTTACAGCACAGTTTCGGGCTACGCGAGGGCTTGTAGGGCTTTCCCTGCTGCTAAACGTGACGCTGGATTGCCATTTACGGTCTATCGTGAGATCGGAAACGCCAACTTCGGTGATGAAAAGACCAACGCCAAGAAGCAACAAGCCATGCTAGAGGTGGCGAAAGCGGAAGGTTTGTCCTCTACTGAGGTCAGGAACAGGGTCAGGAACGAGCAAGGTAAGGATGATAAGTCTGTCCTACCCCATCGGTATTTTGTCTTGAATTTAGAAAACTATCGAAACTCGGATGTCAAACGCTCAGTCCCAGAGAAACCAGAGGCTCATCACTTCATCATCGACAGGCAAGATATGTCATGGCTCGATGTAGCACAAGGTGAGTGGGTCAAATTCGCGAAGGAACAATAATTTATGTCAGAAAAAAACCAACAAAACGAAACGTCTAAAACAATTCTTGAAGCATTCAGCTTCATCAAATGCGAAGACGAGAAACTAAACGAACGAGTACACGCCTTTGCCAGCCTCTTGCACACCGCAAGCATGATGGTGATTAAGTCTGAATCCCGCAAGGGTGAAGGGTTTGAGTGTATCAAATACTTGGAGCTTGCTTTCCTCTACTACAAAGAGAGCCAGTTCCGCAAGCGTTTCGATACTGAAGAGAAAGAAGAAGAAACTCCTCGTATCATCACTTAATAGATAGAAACAAAAAAGCCCACAGGGATTTTACTCCTTGTGGGCCTTTTGCTTTTTAGACTAGACTTGTTCTTTCGGAACTAAGGAAATAGTTCCATCAATTTCACCATCTGCTAGTAAATCCATTCGTTTGAGTTTACCATCTAGCTTCTCACAGATGTTTTCTTCTACGAAAACTCCTGCTGCATAGACAATATACTGGATGGATTTAGTTTTGCCTCCTGCTCGGTGGACTCTACCTAAGACTTGCTTAAGATCAAATACAGATGGGCTAGGCATGATTAAGGCAACTCTAGGCGCGTCACCAGTCAGGTCGTGGAGGTTTAACCCTTCCCTGCAAGCCTGAATGATACCCACGATTACCTTAGAGTCACCCCGCTGGAAGGAGTCAATGTTACCTCTACGCTCCATTTCGTTCTGACCCCCGTGGATAGAGCAAGATACCTTCAACTCATCCAGAATCCACTTGCGGGTTTCGGTGTAGTTGACTGCGATAAACACAGAGTTCCCTTCCTCGATTAGATCACGAACCATAGCACAGACAGCCGGAGCTTTGTGCATTTCGATCCGTTGTCTAGCTCTAGTCTGTTCAGCGAGGACGTTAGCAGAGAAGTTTTCCTGCATACGAAGTTCTTCTATCCTACAACAGAGGTCTTCGTATTCGTTAGCAATCTTCTTAGCGTTGTCCATATCGAACGCTTTGGCTTTAATCAACGTCTCAGGGAACGCATCACCCAAGTCAGAATGTCTAAGTCTATTACCTTTTTCGGGGTAGATGCGACTATGTAGGCGTTTGAGGATACCATTACCACCTTGGAACTGCATACCGAAGCGGGTTTTCTTGCATCCGTTCTGGTTTAAGAATCGGTAGTAGTCTTTCCCGCCTTGGTGCAGACCTAAGAACTGACCGATTGCCCATAGTTTCATGGGATCATCGGCGATGGTAGCAGAGAGGGCGATAGCTTGGACATTCTGGTTGACTGAATCCCGAACTAGGTAAGCGTTCTGGGTAGCTTCACCTTTTCCACGATGAACCTCATCAAAGATCAGAATAACATCAGCTGGAAGCATAAATTTAAACTCATGCTTCTTGTCATCTGTCCATCTGCCTAGCTGAGACTTACCAGTTTTCGCCCACTCCCACCCGCAAACCTCAAAGATTTCTACACCCATGAGCTTTGCGGCGCGATGCCAATCGGTTGTAATAGGTTTGGGACAAATCACCGCAACCCGTTTACCTAACTCTCTAGCAATACCTAAAGCACAGAATGTCTTCCCTACACCCGTGGAGTGACCAAGCAACACTCGGTTATATTTAGCCATACTAGCAACGCCCATCTGAACGGAGGTCTGCTGGTATTCAAAGAGATTCTCGGCGTTTAGCAGAGGGATTAGATTAATTTCCTCTACTTTTTCCTCAACATTATCGTTACCGATTACGGATTTGAACTTGAGCTGATCATCTGACCACCAAGATAACGCCCATTCCTCTCGGAACTTACCCATAGAGATGCCAGCCGCAGCCAGTTGCTCTTTGAATAGCTCTCGGTCGATCTTGTAGACCTTCCAGAAAGCATCCTCAATGGGAGCTTTGCGGAGGAGCCTGACCCCTCGTTTAGTATTTAGCTGAATGGGATGTGACCATTCAACCGTTGCCAGTAGATCGTGGACGTTCATTGTTTCGCTTTTTGTAGGGCTGACCTGCATTGGAGGGCTAGGAGAGAATCAGAATCTCCGAAGGTATCGACAACCGCTTGCAGGGCATCGACAATCTCTCTACGAACTGGGTCAGCGAGGTAAGTATCCTTAACTCTGAACGGCTTTTGTTTGTGTAAGGTATGTGTTCTCATTTCTCGAATTTGATTGAGGTGATCTTCTTATCAGGGTAGACGGTTGACCGAAACTTGGGCATCTCGGTTGACTTTTCTGCTTTCTGCCAGAGGCGGATGTATGCTTCTGGCGGTAGGCACGTTGCTTGATTTTTTTCGGTGTAGCTCATAGTAGGACAGATTTAAGGGCTATAAGTTCGTTTTCATCAATGTGCGTTGTCGTTATCTTATTATCATAGGATTGGATAATGCACATATCTCCGCATTCCTGATCTAACAGGATGCAAGTCTCATAACCATCTAGGCAATTTGTAAGCCTGATAGTGTGGCGTGTTTCGGTTCCGCGTATTTGGTCGATTATTGCTTTGTCTATTGTTCTCATTTTAGTTTTCATTGTTTGTTGTTGTTGTGTTGTGGAGGGAAATCTGTTGACAATCTGGCAGAATTTTGTGAATAGTAAAGTATGAACAAAACGCCAGAATTAAATGCCAAAACGCTAGGTAGGGGACAGCGTAAAAAATGGGATATGGATAAAATTGAATCGTTATTCATGGGTGGAGCGGAGATGAGTGACATTCTGAAGCTGCCTGAGTTTAGCCTCATGAGTAAGTTCTACCTCAAAAACTGCATGGTCAAAGGAAAATGGATCGACAAGCGGAAAAGGCTGAGAGAAGAAGTGGCAAATGTGGTTGCTCCGAAGCTTGAGGACGCAATGGCAAGCGAAACGATTGCCCATTATGCGTTTATGCTTCGAGAGATTGCGGCGGAGAGGGTGCAGATTGAGACAAGACACAAATCGGGGAACATTAAAGATCAAGCGCAACGGTTGGACGTGCTGGCGGAATATGAGAAAATCGCGACCCGTGCGCTTGGGTTGGATGAAAATAATATGCACGATAAGAAAGGTTTATCTGTGAACGCGATGATTTCGCTGCACGTTAGCGGCCCGACGAAAGCGGATAAGGTCGAAATTGTATCCACGCAATATGTCAGCGAGGCCGAGGGCTTGGAAAATGACGAGAAATCGGATACAGAGTGACATGAGTGGAAAGGAGCGGGAAAGGGTCGGACTTTGCCCGTTTTGGATTAGAGTTTGCGTTTATACTCACCAACTCGATATTCGATGCGGTCAGCGTCAGAAATCAAACCGATTTCGCGTAGGTGGTTGGTCATCTGTTCGGGCGTGTTGCCATATTGCGGAGGGAAATTTGCAGTCAATCCCATATCGAAAATCAGTTTTCCATCGTCATTTTCAATCCATGAATTGACTGATCCGTTTTGAAATATTGAAACTTGGTAGAATGTCACGCTTCCCCCTTTGCTTTGCGGAGTGTGGAGAAAGCCACATCAAAAGCCACCTGATGATCGGGGTCAAGATCATCTTCGATTTGACGCAAGGCCCAGTCTAAAGCGTCCAGCAAATCAGGCGCGGCAGCTATCAGGCGAGCGGCGGAGGGATCAAATGTTTTCGCGTAGTGATTCCCTAGGTTGGTGATGACGACGAAATGGTCATCGTTTTTTGTTATGTGGAGGGGATAAGGCCCCTTGTGGAGTGTATTATTCATTGTGTTTTTGGTTTGCTGTGGAGGGAAAGATTATCGGAACCGATAAAACCGCGCAAAGGTGGAGCGGAGGAATCGGAAGGAGTTGATAGGGTTAAGGGCTGAAAAGGGCTAGGATTGGCTTTTAAGAGGAAAAGCGGGAGAGGATAGAACTCATCCCGCATTGTGGAGGGATTAGATTTTGCTCGCGTAATTATCCACAAGCCACATATAAGCCTCCGATTCTCTCAACTCCTCAGAAAGTGAGGAGGAAAAGTTTGAGGGACGCAAGCGGCACATAATCCGATAACCTCGCGACCATTGGCCGCCGTGGTAATCCATGCAAAATTGCGCTAATTCCCAGTAATATTCTTTAGATAGTTTTCTCATAGTCCGAACCTTTCCACATATTTTGCAAAGGCCAAGAATAGGGAGAAAACCCCATAGGCGAAGACCGCGAAGATTGAGAAGACAGCGATTTTATCGAAGGTAGTCATAGGATTAAAACGAGGAAACGATGATACCGCCTTCGAATTCGATTAGTGTCCCGTGATCTTCGATGTATTCTTTTATCTTAGAATCTACCTCGTCAGAATCTTCTAAGTCATCAACTTCAATGTCTGCCAACTCCAAAGCAAATAAGAGGGATTTCGCGCCGAAATGTTCAAAGAGCCAATCTTGTAGGCTAGTGGTTTCGGAGAAGTCGCAACGAATAGAGCACAAGTCCAACTCCATCTGATCACCTGTGCTATCTTCGTATTCTTCCAAGTATTCCGCAAGGGCAAGTGAGCCGTTATAAGACCAGCGTGCATTAGTGTCGCGTTTCAATTCGTCCGCAATTTGATATGTATTAAGTGTGATTTTCATTTTAGTATTATTCTAGTTTGTGGCGTTCTCATCAGTCTGCACTTGCCAAGGTGCAAAGACGGGGAAAGCCCCGTTTCGATTTTATCAGGCCTCAGCGTAAGCGGATTCGATACGCTCGCCGCTGTGGTCGCAATAGAGGGAGGAATCTTCCCAATTAGCTTCACAAGCGACAACCCTCCACCCATCGTTTACTTTGTTACGAATAGACCAGATCACAGCGCGGAAATTAGCGCGGACACTATCAAACGAAAGCGCGGCCCCGTCTGACGTGATAAAAAACAAAGGATAGCAACCCGGCCAAGAATAAGCACCGGATCGAAGAACAGTTTTAAGTTGAGTAGTTGTCATAATTAGCGGGGTAGTTTGTGCATGATGATTGAAAGACCAACGCGCACAGCAAGAATGCCCGCGCAGATGTAGGCTAGGTTAATTGTGTCGGATGACACAGGAAGGGATAGAATGTGAGTAATAGTGTTCATTTGGTTTTCTAATGTGAACGCTCGAAAGCGTCCTTTGTTTGTATTGATTCGCGCCTATCAAAGACAGGCGCGAAAGTTTTTTCTACTCAAAGATCAGATTGTGAAGTTGTCCGCTAAGGCTCATTCAGAGCCACTCAACGAACATCACGAGAGAGAGAATACGCTATGCATTCAATATGTCAATAGTTTTTTTTCATCTATTTTCATGATAGCATAAGCAAGAACCATGCCAATCTGTGAACAAAGAAATATTGACGTGATAAAACAGGGCAAACACGGGACGCGATCTGCCATGTTTCAACGATATATCGCTATAGACCGATATATGAATATAAGAGCGAAAACAGGCCATACCACTAATGCGCTCTAATCAAACAAAGCCCACCAGTGCCAACCTCGCGCAACGATTTTCGGCGTTGTCTCCCCATATACAACGAAGTAGCCTTTTTCACAAGATGAGCCAATATCACGCCAATCCCTCACAATATAGCAAAGCCCATTTCTGCCAATATCGCGCCCCATTCTCTCATGCCATTCGATGCAACGAATCCCGCCACATTCGATGCGCTCCGATCTGGTGACAATCTCACCGATCTGGTGACACTATGAGCGATCTTATATCACCAGCCAATCGGGACAGGACATAATCAAACTAAGCACAGCGACAACGACAGGGGCAGATCAAACTAGGTGCAGCACAGCACAGGGACTCAAAGGAATCTCTTTGTGGCTGGAGCCGGACGGCATGGGTGGACTCCCGGCACAGCCCAAACTGGCGAGCCTCCCAAATCCAGAAACTCCTCTTTATCTACACAAACCCCTAAAATACCCTGTCAATACTGGGATGTAACCATCCTTTGTTTTTGTGTGGGATTATCGTTAACGATAGCGGTTCTCTAGGAGGAGACAGATGACTAGTGTTAGCCAAGCTAGGAGTAGGGCTAGGGTTTGGTAGGACATTTCTTGTTCTTGGTGAAGAAGGAGGTTAGTTTGATGCCACGGGATTCTAGGAATTTGTTACAGGCTTTTTTGACATCTTCTCCATTGGTGACAGTTTTGTATCCTGCGCGAGCGTCATTTGGGGATACGTTTTGTTCTAGGTTGAGGTTATTGTGTTTCATTTTTTGAATGCTTTGTATATGAGGATGGAGTCTAGTAGTAGGAGTAGGTAGATCATAATTGGATTAGGGTGACTCCCATTTTCTGGGCAGTTATAAGGGCGGTGGGGTCTGTTTGGTAGATGTCTTTGTAGATAACTCTTTTTATCTTATAGGCTACTAGGGTCTTTAAGCAGTCTGAGCATGGGAGTAATGTGGAGCAGAGTGTCTTTCCTTCGCCGGGTTGGGTGTATCTGAGGGCGTTCTGTTCTGCGTGGATGACGTACTTCCTTCTCTCATCTCTGTCTGACCAGTCTTCTTCTATACCTTGTGGGAATCCGTTGTACCCTACTGAGGCTATGGAGTTATCTTCTCTGAGAATGACTGCCCCGACTTGTCTCCACGGGTCTTTGCTTTTCTTAGCTACTACTTCAGCTATACTCATAGCGTATTCGTCCCAGTTCATTTGGTGAATTGTATCTCGTCTAGCATATCAGATGGATTTCTCTGCCCGTTTGCCATTGCCTCTATCCATCTTGCTGGATCAATTGTAGCTGTATGCGTCCATCCATCTCGCAATTTTTTCTCTATTGCTAGAGTTTCTTGCGCCGCATGAATCTTCACTGTCCCTTCTTTAGAGAAGATAAATAACATGGTGTCTAAAATCATAGGTTATTTATGTAATTGATCCATTCATTACGAATGATAGCCCAGTCTATGGATTTCCCTATTTCATAGGATTCATTACAGAGTGTTCTATAATAAGAAGAATCTGCTTTCATTTTTTCTATTTCGTATACTGCTTTGTAGATGAATCCTTCTTCATCTAATGGGAGAAGTTTACCTCCCCCATTTTTGAGGTATTCTGGTGCTATCCCAGTAGGAGTCCCAAGTACAGGTATTCCACAAGAGAATGCTTCTAACATTGGGTATGGATTACCTTCTACTAAGGAGGCAAAGATAACCAATCCTATTTCATTGTACATTTGTTCAACTGCAAGGAAGTTAACTGATTCACTTTTTACTAATTGAAGGTTTGTTTTTTCAGCTATTACATCTATTAAATGCCCACGTTTAACGTCATATCCTTGGTCTATTCTCTGTGATTTAGCAAAACTTCCTATGTTCTTTAGTTCTGAACTAATATTTTTAGGATATTGGTTTTGGAATGTTCCTATTTTTAGTAGACTTGGAACCCTACCTACCCCATGAGATAGTGATACATTTTGAAGTAATGGTGCTATAGCGGCGTACCCGCCTAGTTTATCAAACCAATCTTTCTTTCCTTCTCTAACTGGGTTATAGACATCACAATCTTGGTGGAGAACGGCGATTGTTCTTTCTAGTGGAACTCCATATCTTTCGTGGATTAAGAAACATCCATATGGTATTGACATTATATAATCATATTTCTTTAAGAATAATTCAAAATCTTTATGTGTGTATTGGTTATTCCAACAAGCAATATCACAATAAATGTCAGGGTGTAATGCTTTGATTAATTCATTATGAATCTTTCCAAACACCCACCCGTTGTGAATAAAGAATAAAACCTTTTTCATTTACTTAAAATTAGATTTTCTGAATGGAATTTAATATTAGGAAACATCTTATGAAGTGAGAATGCAATTTCATCTATCTTATTAGTATTACCATATCTGCCAATGATATATTCTACTGTTATTGAATCGCAGGATATTTTATTAGAAAGAATGTTTTTTGCTACTTCTTTAAAGATAATATGATCATGTCCCTCTGTGTCTATTTTAAGAATGTCAATATGCTCGATATTGTATTTAGATATAAGATTATCAAATGATATGATATTGATCTTCTTTGATTCTATAATTGATATAGGAACTCCAAAGTTATTAAGATAATTAACTACAATAACGTGAGGTTCATTTATCTTGCTACATCCTTTCATCCACATTGGAAGGTTGTGTGATATAATCTTTTCTTCTGGAACATAGAATATATCAATTGATCCATCTTTATCTGAACAAGCTGAGTTCTCTTTTTGAATGTTTTCTCCAGATGGAAGCCTGTTTAAGTACTCTTTCATTGGTTCAACTAGAAGATAGTTTTTATCTTTAGAGAATGTTCCATCAGCAACTTCAAAGTCACACGTTCCTATATCTACATAGTCGTAGTTCATATTGTTTCAATAAACTCCCTAATCCCATTTTCCCATTGAGATTTTACACTATTCCAAGTGTGATTTTGTAGTGTATTTTCTCTAATGCGAATTGACTCTTTTTGAAATTCATCTGGGTTTTCTTTCCAGAATTTCAAAACATTTACTGCCATGTTAATATATTCTTGCTCATCGAATGTTTCAGTCATTACGCCACCACCATTTGCCAAGAATTGCGGAGCATGACCAGCAGGAGATGCAATGATTGGGATACCACATATACCAGCTTCAAATAAACCTAATGGGCCTGACTCATAGATTGATGTCATCATATAAACATCAACTTGTTTATACATTAAATCCATTGCTTGAAATGGAATGTCCCCACGCATAATTAATGGTATTCCACTCAACTCAGATGTTGTTACAGCAAGATGACCTCGCTTTGTATTCATTCCTTGACCTTGTGTAGAATCAAAGTGAGTGAAATATCCTAAACTATTAACTGATTTTCTTACAAATGTTGATTGAGGAAAGTTGTTTTCATCTACTCCCAATTGAGATAAAATCAATTTACTGGCAATCTTAGGGACTTCTTTCTTTACAGCATGGATTGTATTTGGAGATACACAGAGTATTTTTTTAAATAAATCCATGTCATTAAATAATAATTCACGATTTGTATAATTTCTCAGCCGAGATTGTTTTGCGTTAAATGTATAGTCAGCCACTTGTTGAGGCCCATGACATACTGGTAATATTTTTTTAAGAACCTTCTCACTGAATGCTCCACCAATAGCTTCTTGAGCAGAGTTCATATCTATCAAGATTGCATCATAAACATCTGCAAAATTATCAAAACTATAATGATTAGGATCAAATGACCAATTGATAAATGTAAAGTTGAATTTATCTGATAGATTATTAATTAAATCCCAGTACACTCTAGCATGGCTCCATAGCCCCATTCCGTAGATTAATATTTTTGGTTTTGTCATGGATAGTATTTGTAGAGTGAGTTAAGTCCGTTTCCGTCTGCGTACCATCCCCGACCCGTGTATATATCAAGGATGTCATTGAAGTACTTTTCGTACATTGGTGCTACCTTCTCTAAGGTGAAGTTCTTACCGAAGGCTAGGCAGTCCGCTGGTCTGATCTTCTTTATGTTGTGCATGGCATCTATGAAGTCTCCCATAGTCCTGCATCGGTATCCTGTAATACCATGTGGGTTGTTTTCTGCAAAGCAGCCCCAGTCTGTAGTTAGGGTGGGAGTACCAGAGAGTAAGTTCTCTACTTGGACTCCACCGAAGGGTTCTACATACATCGAAGGGATGAAAGAAGCTGTTGCGTTGGACATTAACTTCTTTCTTTTGTTAACGTCTGCGTACCCTACATACTCAACGTGATCTGGGAGTTTGTAACCTTCCTCTTTTTGCCCAGCTATTACTAGTTTTTTGCCGAGGATTTCAGTCGCTTGAATAGCAACTTCCACTCCCTTACCAGAATATACCCGACCAAGGTAAAGATAGTAATCCTCTTTTTTCTCGTTATAATCGAAATCATCAATATCAAAATAGTTAGGTATGACAACTTCATACCAGTCTTGTCTACAGGAACCTACACCTTGCATACCAGCATAAGCATGGTAGATGGCATAGGATTCAAACACTTTAAATCGCGCCCAGTGACCGCCAGCATATCCAATGCCCGGCTCTACTACGATCATATCATGTTGGTGTGCATCACATATCGGTCTGACTCCGCTTCCCCAAAATGGAAGAATAAAGTCGTTCTTTTTCTTTCTAAAACCTACTTCTTTAATAGCGTTTTTGTAGAAGGTTTGATAAGCATGATCACCAGTATCAAACTTAAAAAATGTCTTACGCCAGTCATGGCTACCATAGGATTTTTTAAAGTCATCATTGGTTAATACAGTAACGTGTTCAGTGCATGGTAGGTCAGAGTCCTCATGCCCGTAGTGGATTACTTCATGCCCACGTTCGGTCATCATCTTTCCAAACTTAACTACTTTCTGTGTGTAAGCACAGGCGTTAAATTGTTTAGATGAGACTGTGTGAGGAAGCCCTAAGATATGGAATCTCATATACTTGTCATTAATTCTTTAAGTTGTTTAATCTTCTCTTCTAACATTTGAATATGTTTAATATAAGAAGAGTCTACTTCGTAGGTTGTCCAGCCCGTCCTACACCCTAACTTGGTGCAGTCGCGCCTTCTCATTATTCTATCTCCTTGTTCCCTAGAATCACAGACACTAGAGTTTGATCCACACTTAGGGCATCTTTTCATTTAGGATTTTATCCCACGCTTACGTTCCATCTTCTTCATGGCTTTAGATTCCATCTTTTCGTGCATCTTCTTGCTGCATCCTTTTTTCATGCCACAACATTTCTTTCCGTTTTCTTTTTTCATATTATTTTTTCTTTTTCTTCATTCCTGCTTCACTCATTGCAATTGCCACGGCTTGTTTACGGCTCTTGGCTAGGGGTGCTTTCTTCGGGCCTTTAGGGTTGATACCAGCGTGGAGTGTCCCACGTTTGTACTCACCCATAACTTTAGCTACTTTAGTTTTTGGTTTCATAGTCCGTCTATTCCTTCTCTTAATAGTTTAAAGAACGTGGAGGCAGAGATGGTAACCTTCCAGTCTTTGTTGTTTTTCTTGTGAGCAACCGCCCACGCAATGCCATTAGCATCACGCTCTGCTTGTTCGCAAGCCTTATCTAAATTTAAATTCTGAACACACTTAACTTCAAAGTGGAGTACACCTTTCATTTCTTCGCATACTACATCGGGGGAGTCTTGTCCTCCTGCGTGTTGTTGTCCACGTTTAGCGGTGTAACCTTCGGCGCGGAGTTGGTCACGCCACATTCTCTCTCCTCTGGCTCCTTTAGCTCTTGAGTTTATCATATTGTATCCCTTTTGATTAAGTCTAAAATTACTTTCAATCGTTTGATTTCATCCAATGCCTCGTCACGCTCGCGTTCCAGTTTCTCACATTTCACGGTTAGCGTTGCTGCTAAGCGAGTCGGTGGGTGATCGGCTGCTTGAGCATTACGGATAATGCTATTCGTTTCTGGTGTATTCATATCCATTTACCATCTCCAATTTCTTTGATTGAAATTTGAATATCCCAAAGGTGTACCCAAACTGATTGCTCTCTTAGCCATGCTAAAAACGTATCCATCGCTTGTGGCGAAGATTCAGCATCAGTAAACACTTCTCCTTTAAATATATTGGATGGAGAGTTGTAGTTTATTTTGTATGTTTTCATATTCGGTGTGTCATTTATGGAAGCAAACTATCAATATCTTGTAACTCTGTCAATACATTTATCTGAATAAAGTATTGGTTGTAGATTTTCATTCCTTCGTTCCAGTAATTCTCCGCTATGCAATATCTTTCTTTATCTTGTGACTCCCATATATGGAGGGCAGCATCCATGAATCTGGATGCCTTCTCGTATGCTTTATCTGTTGACATTAGAATACCTCCTCAATGCGTGAAGTCTCCCCGTGCATGATAATATCTATCCTGTAATCCTTCGGGCCGCGCCTATTCTTCTTCACGGTCACTTGGCTTTTGGTTTTCAGATGCTCAACGTAAATAATCTGATTACTGTGCATCCCAATCGCCCGGCTCTCTCGTAACCTTCCTTCATCATTTAACTGGGAGGCTGTGAGCAGTACGAGTTTGTTAACGGATGCTGATACCTTTAACCTTCTTGTTATCTCAGAGATAGCATTCTCGCGGTTGTCTACACCCTCAATGGATACGATCTGGAGATAGTCTACGATCACTACATCTGCGCGGTTTTCTCCCACATATCGGTTAATATTGGCCTCAATATCGTTAATATCACTGATAGCATCTATGATTTGAAGTGGCATACCATGCAATTTGGTGAGTGCATTGGTGATTGCGTCTAGTTCTACCTTGTTTGCGTTGAGATATTCTGCTCTTTCGCGGATCGGATAGCCAGCCATGTTGCAAGCCATGCGAGTTAGGATGTCTTTGGCGTTCATTTCTAGTGAAAAGAAGATAACTGACTTGTTGTTCAGTAGATTTGCTACTGCTGCTTGCACTAGGAAGATGGATTTACCTCCACCAGTCTCTGAAGCTACCGTCAAAAGCTCTCCATGATGCAGTCCGCCCCTCAAGGTTCTGTCTAATCGGATCATTCCTGTGGTGAAACACTCTTCTTTGGACTTACCTTCCATCTCGTCGATGATTTCCAAGATAATATCTTTGACTGGCTTCACTTTGACACTCCGATCCTCTGAACATCTCATTATCGTTTCCGATAATTTCTTCAAATCGGACTTTCCTACGCGAATATTGGGTTCTTCTTCCTCGATAACCTTGATGACATCGCGGTATCCTTTATTTCTGACTAACTGCTTGCGGTAATCGTCCGCCATATCCTGACAAACCTTCCCAGAAGCAATCTTCATGGTAGAAAGAATCTCATGGACTTCGTTCTCTCCTCCCGCCGCTTCGATTTCTCCTGTTGCTTCTAACTCAGCAATGGCAGAAAACGGGCAGCAAGCCCCTGTTCGCTGGTGAACCCCTTGGAGGGCAGTAAAAACCTTCCTGTGGGGCGGCAGAGCGAAATAATCCACATCCCACGTTTGTTGCGCGAGGATGTTTCTGTCTATTGCGATTAAAGCTAACGCTGCTGCCTCGCTTTTGGTTGCCATTGGGACTACTTTCATTAGTGGTGTCTTTTTCATTAGAAGGATTGTCTGTAAGGATTTTGATCAACTACATTCTTGGAGCGGATGACCCAAGCACTCAGGAACGCACGGGAGTACTTACGTTCTGGGTGACTGAGTAGCCAACTCTGTGCGTGTTTCGCTTCACGCTCCACGTCTTTGTCTGGGTTTAGCTTTTGAAGTTCTGCTAGGAACTCAGCGTCTACTGGTTTTTGCACTTTAGGCTTCCTACCCTTGGGTGGGTTAGCGGCGGTAGGTTGCTGGTTAAATAATTCAGAGGTCTGGAATCCATTTGAAGTTTTATCATTTGTGGAAGATGAGGCTATTGCCGAATTTTCCTCTTCCCCTTGAAAAGGGGTTAGGGGTTTTACTTCTATGTTTTTAATCTTTGTTTTAATCTCTGTTATTGCTTCCGCATCTTGCGGCATTGATACCGCATCTTGCGGAATGAACACCGCTTCTTGCGGGATGGTTGCCAATTGAAAATCTGTCATTTCATACCCACGATCTTTCAATAATCTACGCAAAAAAACTAGGTCAATTCGATACTGAAGAGTCCTATCATATCTCACCCGTGGGTTGCTTCTGGTCATAAAAACACCCTTTGTGACAAGCGTAGAAAACGCACGTTGGATTGCATCTTCACTAAAAGCACACATCAAATCTTCACGCATTTCACGGGCAGATTTATAAATCCAACCATAGTTGTATTCATGTTGTGGGAGGTCAGATTCAGCCAAACGCTTGTTCTCTTCAAAAATCCAGTTGTTGACCGTATCAAGTGTTTTTGTCCAATACAGCATTTGTCCTAGAACCAATGCCTGAGTTACATCTTGAGTTAACATCATTATGTCCTCTCTCAAGACTGCCTTCTTCATTCTGACGAATAGGCGTTGAGGTTGTTTTACAGGTATCATTTAAAAAAGGCCACCCTCTCCATAGCAGCAAAAGTCCGGCGAAATGACGGGTGAAGAATACCTACTAAGGAGCGGGTGATATATGGGTTTCAATTTATTACTTTTGATTTTCGTCTGTTCTTCACGCAGACGGCACGATTGCTCGTACAAGACAGACACTACTACATCTAGTGATAGTGTCAAATGTTTTTTACAATATTTTTATCGGTAACGATAATGACTAGATGTCAACGGACTTAATCTCACCCCTTGACCATTCAAACATTTTGTCGTTGATGGTGGCCCAGAGCGTATCTGCGTCATCTTCATTCTCACATTTGTAGATGTGACGCTGTTCACCGATAGCATCATCATTGATGAAGAAGTGGGATTTGTAAATTGTCAAACCAGTGGCAGAGGTGGTTGCAAGGATAGCAGTATTGTTGGGTTTGAGTGCCATATTACAGATGCCTTCTTCGGATTCATATTCTGCAAGTAGACTGGTATTAAGGGCAGCAGCAAGAGACATATTTGTAATTAGAACTGTTTGTCTTACTGCGGCAAGCATACGCTCCGCTTCTTTATCTATAACTTTATCATCATTGGTGTTATCCATATACAAATAGACTATCAAAAAAGTGTTGACTTGTCAATAGGATTGGTTTACTTTTAATTGAAATGAAGCATCCACTATACGAAGCCTATGAATCTTGCATGACTGCATACGAACAGTCTCGCTACATTCGTTCTATTGGACGCAAGACCTTTGCTAATCAGCTTCGGGAAACTCGCAAGCGACTAGGAATGACAGTCAGGGAACTAGGTGACAAGATCGGCGTAACTGGATCGTTAATCAACCAGATTGAAGTGAACTCCAAGAGCATTCTGAAGAAAGAACAAGTAGATAAAGTGATCGAACTATGCACACCTTCCTCGAAATCGAAAACGGCAAGTACTACGTCCGAGTCAGTCCCTACTCAGCCAGCAACCCCAGCCCCATGCACGAACGAGGAAAGCCTTTCCCAGACAGCCTCAAGCCAAAGTACGACTCACTGGAGTTGGCCACCATCGGACTTCAAGAGCTAACAAATTACTATCAATGCTCAGTAGAAAAAAAGGGTTCAAAAAAACGGGGGCAAGATTAAAGCCTGTTTCAGATAAGCGTAAGGTTCTAAACAAAGAATACTCTGAAGCGAGAAAGGAATACTTTACTACTCACCCAAACTGTGAGGTATGCGGGGCTGGAGCTACAGATATTCACCACAAAGCTAAGAGAGGAAAGAACCTTTCCAACCTAGAAATGTTTATGGCAACTTGTAGAATTTGTCATAACAGAATCCACGACAATCCTGCGTGGGCAAGAGAATTAGGATATTTAATATATGAGTTCAAATAATACATTCGTTTCAATGATCATCTGCGAGGGATACCATGAAGATGATAACCAAACTAAGATTCTTTTCCAACAGCAATTCAATCAATGCTGGGTAAAGAAAGCTGACATCAAGACAATGGAAACACTCGGCTTCCACGAAGGACGTAAGTTCATTCGTATTGTTATCCCAGAGGAAGTAGCGAATACGCTAGAGCTTCAAGGTATTCTGGATTAAAGCTATCCTTATGTGCTGGTCATGTGCAATTTTACCAGTCACCATTCTCGTCAGAAGAATAGCTATCATCATCCATAATGGATTCGACTGGCTTTTCGTCTCTAGCCCAGAATCTATTTGTCGGAACCGCTTTATCGTTTCCGATAAAAACCAGTCCAAACCTACGAGACATTTCGAGGCAGTAGAGAAAGCTATCTGCCAAATCGGGCGAGTATCCAGTGCGTCCCTTATAGTCATCCTTAGTCTCTACGGAAATTTTCTTAGATTTAATCGTGTACCTACGGATGCAAAGTTCCCGCGCCAGTTCAGAAGCTGCGCCGACCCCGTAGATCACTCGACTCTTAAAGCCATGATAGGCTGAGTACCAGTACTCTGATACCAATCTATCATAAACATCCTTACACGGGCGTTTATCAACCTCTGCTGCCATACGCTCAGTAGGTTTACCCATAGAAGAAATAAGCGCGATAGAATGACCACTAGAATCATGCTTCAACCACTCGCGGATGATAGCTTGTGCGACTCGACCACCATCACCAGACACGTCCATACCAAATTTAGTAGGCTGAACTCCAGAAGCCCGGCAAAGCTCGACTACTTCCTTAGCTAGACCGACTTCAAACTCAGCAGCTTCACGGGCAGATAGCTGAATAACCTTCTGTTTCTCCAACCACATAACACGATTGCGAGTTCCGCGAATGTAACCCAGTTTAGCTATAGTAAGCACACACCTATCTCCACCAACTGTAAAAGCGGTATCGAAGCCAGCAATCTTATGAAAACCTTCTGAATCCCAGAGCGGTTCTTCATTAGTGTCAGCGTTACGAATCAGATCAGCGGTTAGAATAGTTTGCGCGAACCCAGATTTAGGCCACCAACCGATAGCGTTACGAACATAATCAATCGCATTCTCATCTCCGTAGCACTGCTTGAGCATGACTTGTTGTTTCTTTCGATCCATCAAGAACGGAAACGGGGATGGTTCATGCTCTGGAGCGGCGAAGTTAGGCGACCTCATGCCATTGTAGAACAGGCAAACTCCAGTCTCCGTATCCCACTTATCCATCTCTGGACTGACAGTATCGAAGTTACTTTGGCCTTTAGGCATAGCCCAGCGGGTGTGAGGATTGTCACCAGCAGATGGGTTTCCAATACCGATAAAGACTACATCATTATTAGCTGACAAGTTAACACGGGCAGTAATCGCGCCCAGTTCCATTTCGGGCAACTCATCAAGAGCTAGTCTAATCCGATCATTCTTACGTCCACGGGTAGTATCAATAGCCTTCTGACCCTCATTACCTGACTGGAAAGCGAGAGCTTTGATAGCGTTGCGATAGTCTTTATCCTCATCATTCGATCCACCACCCCAAACGATCATGTGGCGATAGTCAATTAACTTGCCGAACTGGACAGCAGCAGACTTCCACAACTTAGAAATGATACCCCAGATACGATCTTCGGACGCACCAAGAGTAGTTGTAGCAACCCAAGATGAAGTACAATGAGGAGCAGAACACCAGTCAAGGTAGACCCAAAGACCAACTGGAAACGACTTTCCCATCGAAGCTGCGCCAGCCAAACAGATGTCATCATTGTTGCAGAGTTCTTCCAGAGTTCTCAACAATTGATTATTGGTATAACCTCGATTGACAATAGAAACTTCAGTGGGCCATTGGAGTTTTACTGCCTTCAAGAAGTGTTCATATGGAGTAAGCAATTTAAAATCTGAAAGATTTATATTGTGCTTATTGCAGTAATCTTTTCCGTATTCACCCTTACTAATAGCGTAGCAGTATAGCTCTACACCAAGCTCGTCCATGTTCTCAGGGAATTTGATACCGTACTTTTGAATGCCTGTGTTTCCAGAAAAAATTCTTGACATATCAACAATAAAATATATTTTCAGATGAAAGGCAAGATGAAACTCAAAAATAGAAACCTAGCTCCAGTTGGTTCATGGTACTACAAATACGAGATCAAGCGTGATAAACTCACCTTCCCAGCGGTTGTATATGGAAGCACATGGAGCAACTTGATTTCAAATATCCAAAAAGATTGCCGATCAAATGGGATAGAAGTTCCAGAAAACCTTGAGCAACTTGTCGAAGATCAAATCTGCCAACGCCAACCAAGTGATCGTTGCTGGTACGCTGATGGGATTGGAGACAGAATCGCGCAAGCAATTCACACGGTAGCTGCGGTTACAGACAAGGTTCTTGGAACTAAACTAGAACACAAAGCAAGGGGATGTTCTTCTTGCAATCGACGCAGGAATGCGCTTAACTCGTTATCGTAAACGATAAAATATTATGCTCTCAATAGGAAACGACAACTTCTCACTTGCAACACTAGACGAAAACGGCAAGCCTCCAGCAACGCGAATCTCCAACGGAAATCATGCTTGGAATATAGCTAACAACTTGAGGCTGGCTAATGTAGGCAGGGAAAACAAACGCATTCGTATCTACAAAGCGTATAAAATGTTCCCCCCGACAGGGTACAGTAAGATCGCTGAAAAGAAACTGCCTTGGCAATCGGACGTGAACTACGGACAACTTGGATTTATCGTAGATAACCAGAAGTCCAGTTACTACGATGTCATTACGGAACGTCAGGCTTGTTGCACGATCAAAAGCAAATTCGGCAACGAAAAAGAACGCTTAGTAAACTCTGAAAACATCTCAACGGCATTTGACCAAGCCATCCGCGAATGGCCCGGCTACCTCTACAATACAGAACAAGATTTAGAAGAAATGCTCTTGTACGGAAAAGGTATCGGAATGTGGGATAGCCCTATGGGATGGATGCCCGAACACGTTTTCCTATCTGATCTTCTTTTCCCAGATGATATTCGTATCGACTTCTGCAACCTTGAAGAGTTTGTGCGCCGTGTCCGCCTGACTCCTTACGAGTTGTATAAGAAGATCGAGAACCGCGCTGCTGCTGAAGCAATGGGATGGAATGTAGATGCGGCTATTGACGCTATCCGATTCCACCGCGCATTCACTAACCACCGCAAGACCCGCGAAGACTTCTTCCGCACGATCAGTGAGGCTGGATTCAACTGGAGTCTTTCTGTAAACCAAAAGATTGATCTGTATGAAGTCTACTGGAGAGAGTTCGATGGAACCATTTCTAAAGCAATCATCCTACAGGATTACCAACCTATCGCTCAATACATCAACTCCAATGTCAAGGGGTCTGGCAAGCTAAGTGAAGACGATGTTCGTAGTGAGCATGGATTTATGATGCTTAAAGTAGGAGCATATAACTCATGGGATGAGATTCTTTATATGCTCACTGACTCTGTTGGTTCTGGTCTATTCCAAGACATTAAGAGCCAAGCGGAATCGGCGTTCGTTGCTTGCCGTCAGTATGACTTTACGATGAACGGACTGGTTGATGCAGTACGACTCAACTCCATGCTGATGATCGAGGGACAGGGGCCAGATTCTACCAAGATGCTGAAACAAATGGAGTGGCTACCAATCTCTGTTATGCCAGATGGAGCTAAGTTCATCCAGAACCGCTTCCAACTCCCAGTAGCAGAGAGCATGGGATTCATGCAGTTCTTCATGGGAGATATGTACAGAGGCATGGGTCAGTATCGTATCAATTCCCCTACTTCTGGTGGTAAACAACGCACCAAAGGAGAAGCAGAACTGGATGCCGCTGAGTCAGCAAAACTATCTGGAACCCAGATTCGTCGATTCAACGAGTGCCAAACATTGTACTTCAAACAACTCTACAAGAGGTTTGTAAGCTCTAAGTCCAGCGACGATGGGTATGAATACGTTAAGAAGTTCTACGAAATCCTAGAGGAAATGGGAACACCCAAAGAAGCCGCCACTTGGAAGAACATCACTAGCATTCGTTCTAACCTTATCAATGGAGCGGGTAGTCCTAGCTTTAAACTGATTACGGCTGAGAAGCTATTGCAGATCACAGCTATTACTCCAGCCAACGAAGGTCAAGAGAACGCTGTTAAGGACGCTATTGCTGCACTATCTGGACGTGATAACGTAGCTAGGTATCGTAATACTAAGCCAACCAAGATTGATGACACGATGCGTATCATTGGGTTTGAGAACGCTGGCATGACGGATGTATTCGTTAACCCAGCTAACTTCCCAGTACTGCCAACTGATCCACACATCGAACACGTTAGCGGTCACTTGCAGGATATGATGATGCAGATTCAAACGAGTATGCAGATGATCCAAGGCGGTCAACCAGACGTTAACGAACTAGCTAAGACAGTTCGCTCCGTCCAATTCAAGGGTGGTCACATCATGGCGCACGTTGGATTCATTCAGAAAGACCCATCCAAACAAGACTTCCTCAAGCAATTCATGCAAGGGATGCAACAGGCTCAAGGTGCAGCAGACGAAATCGCTGGTGTATACCAAGAGATGGCACAAGCCCAGCAAGGCAAACAATCTTCGGAAGAAGAACTCAAGCTCCAGTACCTCGCTGCCAAATCGGGCATCGAGATCGACACCAAGAAGAAGCTCGCGGACATCTCCGTTGGCAAGGCTGCTATCAGTCACGCTCAACGTACAGAACAACGCAAGGAACAAGGTATCACTCAGCTTGCTCTACAGAAAGCCAAAGCTCGCCAAGAAATCCAAAAGGAAAAGGCAAAGATGGCAACTATGCAGGGCGAAGAAACCGAAGTAGAAGAAGTAGAAGAAGTTGAGATTGAAACTCCAGAACAAACGAATATTACGCCAATGCCTCCACAATGAGTACAACAGACAAAATCAAAAGCATCTGCGCTGCTATAGCTTCTCACGAAGACTGGTATGCTTTGCAAACTTACCTACTAATGACGGCAACGCCATCAGAAGGAATCACAACTCTACGAGATGTAATCAACCGAATCAATTCAATCGGAGAAGATACAGCAGTAGAGTTCAAGAAAAACAAACCAAGCAACAAGAAGGAAGCACCTAAAATGTTTCATTCTGACCCAGACCTAGACGAAGAAAACTAATATATGAGCGAAAGCGATACAGACAACATCATCCAAGACCTTAAAAGCAAACCACAAATTGCTATTAAAGGAAACACATCTGACTTCCTAAAGAAGTTCAGCAAACAACAAGCCGACGAAGGCAAGCCAAGTTCAACGAACGTAGGCGATCCAATGCTCGGAATGAAACAACAAGAATCAGAACCATCTGATTACGAAGCTGAACAAGAGTCATATAGTGTCAATAAGGAAGACATTACATCTGACCGCAAAGGTAAAAAGAAAGGATTTGTTGAACGACAAATCGAAGAGAACCGCAAACTCAAAGAAGAACTAGAGAAATATCGTAAAGAGGAAATCCCCAAATTTGAAACCAAAATTCAAGAACTTGAAAGACTCGCATCTGAAAGTAAAACAACAACAGAAACGAATCACTACCAACAACAACTCAGGAAAGCCAGTGAAGAGAAAGAAGAACTCGAAAGGCAGTTGTCAGAACAAGTCAACGACTTGCGCGGAAAACTGGACTTTCACGACATCACCAGCAATCCAGAGTTCAAAAAGAACTACGTTGAACCCATCAAGCAAACTTATGACTCTGCTAAAAAGTTGCTTAACAATGATCCAACGCTTCTTTCTGTGTACGCCAGAGCTACAGCAGCAAATGCCGCTATGTACAATGCGACATCCGAAGAAGACCTCAGGGCAGCAGAAGCCACAAGGGACGAAGCGTTCGACGAAATCACGAACTCGCTATCGCAATTCAAGCAGTACCAATTCGCGGAGCAAGTCAACAGCTTCATTAAAGCAACCCAAACCCACCACAACGCCTTGCTTAACTTTGAACAAACAAAGCAAAACATCATTCAAACAACAAAGCAACGTGAACAAGATGGACGCAACAAGTTCCTTAATGAGTGGAAAAGCAGTTACAAAACAACTCAAGAAGAAATAGACAGTCAGACATCTATTCCAGATCACATCTCGGAATACATGAAGGAGAAGGGAATCAAATACGACATTAGCCGGGATGAAGCCATTGCGCTTTCTGCTACACAGCAGTCTACCGAAGAAGCCTCCGTTGAGGAGATGAATCGTTTGATTCACCAAGGACGATCATACAAGAAGCTACAGGCGCAACTTAAAGCCTATCAAAGTATGGTTAAAGAGAAAGATGATTACATTGAAAAACTAAAAGGTTCTTCACGAATCACCGCATCACCCAAGTCAAATTCTCCATCACAACTGATGAGTCTGTCGGAGGGACTGGCAGCGAAACTTGCACGTTTCGGCCCACGAACTGCATAAGCCCAAAACCAGTTGAAATATGGAAAGGTGAAAGACGTAAAAAATCTTTCACCTTTTTTGTTTTATCGCTTGACAATATAAATAATGTTCTTATGTTTTGATCAAACGGGATATCCGAGATTATCGTTTACGATAATATTAGGGATTCAGTCTCACCCGGACTGGCGAGTAACATCACTCGCATGAAAAGATGTTTCTGGACTGCTCTCGCAAGAGAGATTCGGGGTTGACTCCAGCCGAAGAAAAACGAAGCACTCGCTTTGGCATTCTTCGGACTTGTCATGGGTGCAACAACCAAACCAAACTAAACCAACCAACTAAATAAAATGTCAGATCAACTATACTTCAATAGCTGTGCTGAAATTGATTCTTTCTTTCGTGAGGGCCGCGAATATTTCAACGACCTCTATGTAAAGAAACTTGTCACTAACAGTGCATATTTCACACGTTTCGAGGAGCAAGCATGGCCTCTTAACCACACAACTGAACAGAAAGCGTTCCGCTTCGGACGTGGATTCCACGATCCTTGTACGCCTTTCCGTCAGATCACCGACACCTACTGCGAGACTGATTCTTGCGATAGCAAACCCGAAGTGATTCAACGCCCCGGCACTGAGTCCTATACTTTCGAGTTGCTCCGTAAGGAAATGACTACTGACTGGATTTGCGTTGAGAGCTTGCTCTATCGTTTGTTCCCAGCAGAAGAAATCCTCCAGTTTGAAGAGTCGAATGCCCGTATCACTAAGAACGTGCATGAAGAGTTTCTTCGCTCCAACTACATTGGCCAATCTGGTCACAAGTGGATGGGTATCACTACGGATGACGGAACCTATTGCGGACTCGTTGACGATAACGCTTGGTTCGTTCCAGAGCATACGCTCAACAACGAAGCTGGCTACGATCTCTGCGCTATTCGCGTTAAACTCGCTCCTGCCAACCTCAACACGATTGCTTATCTCTCGCTTGATATGCTCGACGATGCTCTCGTTGACCTCCAAGACGAAGATGACGCTTTCCGCCTTGATCTCCAAGACGCAACTGGTCAACCTTTGCTCGACATCGTTATCCCTGACCCACAAGTTGGACGTGCGCTTTATTTCCAAGCGAAACGCAACAACGGTTACTGGGATGCAAACACTGATTTCGATGAGCGTCTTACCCGCTTGAAACTCGGAATCAATCGTATCATCGGCGATTACGCCTTCGGTTACGACATCAACTCCGCTCGTTTCAACGCTGATACGGCATTCAACGCAACACTTCCAGCCTATAACGAAGCTGACCCTGCAACATGGGCGCGTCTCGTTCGTGTACCTCGTTACATCAAGACTGTGCTTGAACAAGGATGTGCTTACATCCCTAACCGCGCTTACCGCACTGCCGATTTCGGCATCTCGGTTGCTATGGTTAACAAAGCAATGTGCAAGTGGACAATGCCTTCCTCGACTGGATACGGCCAAGCCCAACAAATGACCCAGAACTACGCTGGCGATTGGGAATGGAAGAACCCAGATTGGGAGTGCAACCGCTGGCGTAAATCGGGCTTCTATCAAGCCCAGTTCCGTCTTGCCGCACAAGTTAAAGACCCAACCATCATGCACACCTTCTTGCATCGTATGCCACAGAGCAAAAACCTCTATGGTTCCTGCTGCGAAGTGCAGACCTATATCGTACCTGAGAACAATCAGGACTGCTATAGCTGCGCTGGTGTAGGTGACATTGTTGTGCCTTCCTAAGTTAAACAGGGGAGGGGCGAAAGCCTCTCCCCACAACCTTAAATAAAAATAATATGTCTAATTCACGACCACTCGCTTATGATCGGGTTAACCTTTTTGGCCCGATTGCCGTTAACCTTCTCGCTGCTGGAGACGCTGATCTTCTTGTTCTTAATGACCAAGATACTAAGTTCTTTCCAACAAGCATCGTATTGGAGACTGCCTATGCTCGCGGAACCACTGCCACCGATCCAATTGTGATCGTTGACAACGGAACCACTGGCGAAAACATCACCTCCTCACTCACCATCACTGATGCCCTTGATAACCAAGGCCGCTACAATCCTCTTACGATTGCCGCTAACCCTTACGTTATCACTGGTTCTAGCAAACTCCGTTTGTTGAAATCCACTGTTGGTGCTGGTCAAGCTACCGCAACTCGTTCCCGTACTTCGGGCGTTGCTACAATCGTAACTGGTGCTGTTCATGGTTTTTCCACGGGCGACACGATCACGATTGCCAGCATGACCGATACTACGTTCAATGACGTTCAAGCGGAAATCACCGTTACTAGCACAACTGCATTCACCTACGCAAACGCTGGTGTTGACGTTGTTTCTGGTGCAGATACTGCCGGACGTGTTGGCGCACTTTATGTGAACGCCTACGTTGTTGGTATCTACTACTAACCCATTCCCCATTATTGGGTAGGGAGGTCTTTAACCCTCCCTGCCCATAACCTTTTCTAAATTATGGCTTGCTTTACATCCTTACCTTACCACAATAAATTCTACCCACTTCTGATTACGGTGTCTGCTGCTGCTGGTATTACTCCAATTTCTTTCGGTTGCTTTGATGCAGCCAGTGATGCCTCTAGGCTCTATCAATTCTATCTAGCTTTTGCTACAATCGGTGAAGTTACTATTGTATCTGAAAACTGCTTTGTGCAAACAACGGAAGACCAACAACTCTTTGTTCTTAACGAAGCTGTTGCTGCTGCGCTTCCTGTTACCTAATTATCGTTAACGATAAAAACCTTATGGCTACTCCAGCACTATCACAACCCTGCTTTGTTGATCTAACACCAGATCAGCAGAACTTTAATATCTACGATTCCCTAAAACAGATCGCAGGATTTGATATTCCTGCCTACGATCAGATTGACATTGCGTACTATGGTACAACAAATAACATTGCAACAGTCCAGTATCTATTCGATGGAGTCCCAGTAGCTACATTAAACTTGTTCTACTCAGTTAATCCTCCAACAACTAATGACGCAAATCTAACGACTATAACTGTAACATACCCTTAATTTATGGCCCTTAGATTCAATCCCTTCACTGGTAAACTAGACTTTGTTGGAAGCCGAGAGCCAGCAAGTCAAGCAACATATTACAAAAGTGGAAACCAAAGCTTAATCAGTGGTTCTACTGATATTACTTTTGATCAGGATGCGTCTTGGAATAATGCAAATGGTTATATTACACACGCATCTGGATCAGCAGATTTTGTTGTAGTTAAAGCGGGACTTTACCAGTTAGAGTGGAATGCTTCTGTAAATGCAAATGGAGCTACATGGAATGTAGCAACAAACAAAGTAGTTTCAATTGACATCACTCGTTCTCCTATTGCTGAACAAGTTGTGATCGGACAAACCGCTGTTACGTCAACGATAACAAATTACACGCAAAACGTAAGTTCTACCTTCAACCTTGAAGTTGGAGATATTATTAATCTTCGCATTCAAGGAAACTATGCATCGGCAACTCCATTCGCGCAAGGAGTTCAAAATACAATTGACTTTAATACATGGTTTACTTGGAGATTTGTATCATTCGAGGGCAATGGTGGAGGTGGAGGAGGTGGAGCAGATGGCGCGACAGGCGCGACTGGCCCAAGCGGTTCCACGGGAGCCACGGGCGCGACTGGAAGCACGGGTGCTACAGGAGCGGGTAGCACAGGCGCAACGGGTTTGGCTGGTGCAACTGGCCTATCTGGATCGACAGGTTCGACTGGAGCTACAGGGTTGGCTGGCAGTAATGGTAGTACAGGCTCAACTGGAGCTACAGGAACCGCTGGAAGCAACGGAACTGATGGAGCAACGGGATCGACTGGTGCTATAGGGGTACAAGGAACAACGGGAGCAACGGGCGCAACTGGCCCGGCAGGAACTGGGGCCACAGGAGCCACGGGCTTGGATGGAAGCACTGGGGCCACAGGATTACAAGGCGCACAAGGATTTAGTTCTGGTGCGGTGTATTATTTTAACCCATCCGATTCTTCAAGTATCC